GCTGTAGAGTTAGAAATTGATTGGTTTGCACTTTTTGTTAAAAGCACTCCCACGAATGGTGCAGCGGCAGGAGCAGCCCACTTTAAGCCAGTGGTTTCCGCACTATCCGCTACAAGTGTGTACCCTGCTGTTGAAGCAACGGTAAGGATACCTGGGGTGTCATTAGCAGTACCAACGATAAGGTCACCCTTAGCGGCTATAATAGATGCAGCAACTTTACCATCTAACTGTGTCTGTAATGCAGAGGTAACTCCATCTAGGTAGCCTAACTCTGTTGCAGATACGGTAGAGGGTGCAGGGGCTGCACTCGCTATATCTCTTGCTTTAGTCATTTGTTATTTCCCTCCAAGATAGGTCATCCTCTGACCAGTAGTAAGATTTACCATCTGTTGGATAAGGTGTAGGTGCTTGCCATTGGCAAGTATCTTCATCTAATACCCAAGAGTTAAAAGGTTTAGGTGGGATAAAAGCATCCCGTGTAGCATCATAGGTATAACCAATACCTGCATAGTTTTTACGTATGTTGCCATTGTAAGAGGTTTGTTTCCAATTAGAGTAACCACCTGACCATTGAGTTAAGAACTCAATACCAGATGCTTCTTCATTAGATGCATCAAGTGCATTATTGTTTACAACATTAACTTCAAGGACTATGTTGTTCTCATCTAATTTAGCAAAGTGTGCCATTATATTGTTATACTCCCATTTCCAGTCCAGGTATAATATGTATATCCACCACTCTCTACACGAGTAGGTGAACCTGTTGTAGCACTTGCTGTGTAAGTTCCAGCAGTCCTAAAAATAACAATTCCACCTGCGCCAGAGCCAGCATTAGAAGAATCACCACCTCCGCCACCGCCTGAGCCTGTTGTAGCAGTTGCAGACGAGCCAGCACCAGCACCGCCTGAGCCACCGCCTCCGCCTGCTCCGCCACCACCAGCACCGCCTGAGCCACCTGACATTGAACCTGAACCATAATAACCACCTGCGCCGCCACCGCCTGCGTAATAACCACTAGCACCAGTTGATGTTGCAGATGCCCAAGATGAATAAGTATTTACTCCAGCACCGCCAGAAGGAGCAGGGTTAGCGTTAGCATTTCCGCCAACAGCACCTGCACCACCACCGCCTCCGCCAACATAATAATTAAATGTTATTCCCTCTGCACCTGAACCACCTGAATTGCCAAAACCAGTAGCACCACCAGTATTTCCTTGATTTGCAGCACCTATTGTTCCATCACGAGATGGACCACCCGATGAACCACCTGCTGATGAATTACGATATGGTGCTTCACCACCACCGCCTCCGCCTCCGTTGGAAATTATTGTGTCAAATACTGAGTTGTTTCCGTTTCCGCCTAATTTATTACTAGCACTAATACCACCACTACCACCTGAGCCGACTGTAACTGTGTATGTGTTTGTAAATGAAAGAACTTTACTTGAATGATATGAAAGTCCGCCAGCACCACCGCCGCCTCCTTTATCTGCACCACCACCACCGCCACCTGCGATTACTAATAACTCAGCAATTAATGGTAGGGCATTAAATCCACCACCAAACCAAGAGTTAATAGAGTTGGCTTGTGCAGCACCAGTTAATCTACTTCTTTGTCCATATCTTGACATTAAGCAATCCTGTTCACATAACCTGTAAGAGTAATTACGTTAGCAGTTGCAGCAAATGCTTTAACTACAAGTGAGTTTGTTAGTAAAAGTCCAGGAGATACAAGGACAAGTCCTGTACCTTCAGCACCAATATTAATCTCAATGTTGCCATCTGGAGCAGCAGCCTCACCCCACTCAAGGGTAAGTTTTACTGTTGCAGCAGATGAGTTATGTGCGTATAGCCAAATCTCATCAAGGGCTGTTGCGTGTGCTGTATGAATAGTTGTTCCTGCTGTAGCAGTTTGAACAACCTTGATGGCTTTACCATCTGTTGAACCACTAAGTTTTAGTTTTGTAAATGTTGCCATTGTATTTTCCTTATCCGAATATTTGTGCGGCTAGTATTGGTTGGTCATCGTCTGCTGGTGGTACTGTTAATGCTGCCCACTCAAGTCCTGTTGCAGTTCCTGAGTTAGCCTTTAAGTAATATCCATCTACCCCAACAGTTAATTTGCCTGGTGTATCTGCAGCAGTTCCTACAATCAAATCGCCTTTAGCATCAAAGACTGTATTAGAAATTGCTGTAGCCAAATCAAATGCGGTAAATGTAATTACCTCAAGTATATCAGATGCAGCCAATGCTGCTAAAGATGTAATGCTAGTTCCATTAGATGCTGTGTAATCTGTACCACGAACTAATAGAACACCATTTAGATATACCTGCTCTTTACCTGCTAGGTATGAAAGTGTTAGACCATTAGCATCTGCTCCAGACACTGAGGTCTCTCCGCCAGTTGCTACATACTTATAACGGAAGATTTCTGCAGTAGAGGAAATAGAACCCCAAGCAGAACCTGACCAAGCAAACATAGTATTAGATACTGAGTTCCAATATAGAGCACCAGTTAAAAGCGCATTGCCATCATTGTCTAGTGTAGGGGCAGTTGACTTAGCACCTAGGTATCTATCATCAAAGTTATCATAGGTTGTAGCAGCGGCAGAAGCAGAGGCTGCAGCAGCAGTAGCAGAACCAGCAACGGCGTCTACATAGACCTTAGTTGCTGCATCAGCATCTGATGTTGGAGTACCAAGACCAGTTACTTTAAATCCACCTGCAGCAAGGTTACCTAATAATGTTCCAGTAGTTCTATTTAGATATGTACCTGAAAGGCTAACTGCACCAGTATTACCATCAACAGAAAGAACTGCATCTGTTGGAGTTAATAACTCTTGCCAGTTACCTAATGTGGTAGCAGGAGATGCTGTAAGGATAAATGATTTGTTAACATCTGTTCGAACTGCAACATCACCAACCTGTGCGGTAAGTGCAAGCATTGCAGCCTGTGAAACAACTACTGATGTTTCGGTAATTGCTAATGCAGGCAACTGATTAGTAGGAATTAATCCAGAACCATCTAGAGATGCGATACCATTTACTGCACCCTTTTGAGTTGTAATGTAATTAAGAGTTACTGCATCTTGAGCATTAGTTGGGTCTGCAAGTCCTGTAATCTTTTGAGCATTTAATGGTACGGCAGCAGTAGGCGCAGCCATCTGGTCTAAACGAGATGTACGTACCTGTGTATCAAAGTCTGAGATAGTTGAGGCTGTCTGTGTACCTGTATGGTTAGCACGGGCTAGTGGGTCAGTTGCTAACTTGCTAAGTGCAATAGCAGCACTAGCATTAATATCAGCATTGACGATAGTTCCATCTACTAAGTCAGCAGAAGTAATAGAACTGTTAAGGCTTAATTTACCATAAGTAATACCAGCAGATGCACTAATGTCTACGTTTTCAATAGTACCATCAGAAATCATAGCACTAGTTACTGTGCTGGTAGGTAGGGTAACTGTGCCAGTAAATGTAGGGCTAGCAATAGGAGCCTTAGCATCTATTTGTGTTTGGATTGCAGAAGTTACGCCATCTACATAGTTAAGTTCGGTTACTGATAAAGTAGCACCATCAAGAATATTTAACTCAGCAGCAGAAGCAGTAACTCCATCAAGGATATTAAGTTCTGCAGCAGAAGCGGTTACTCCGTCTAGTATGTTAAGTTCAGCAGCACTTGCGGTAACACCATCTAAGATATTAAGTTCTGTAGAGGTTGCAGTTAATGCTACGTTCTCATTAATCTTAGGGCTTGTTAAAGTTTTGTTTGTAAGAGTTTGAGTCTTATCTGTACCTACTACATCACCTTCAGCAGAATCAATACCATGTAAAGTGTGGGTAGCAGTTCCATCATTGTAAGCAGCCGATGCTTCAATATGTAGGTTGGCCTCACGATAGTCACGGCCAATAGCCATGTGTCTAACCACTGCACCAGCAGAGTGAGCCTGACCTGTACCACCAACTTCAATACCACGTACTATGGTTAGGGTATTAGTTGATACCCCGCTGACATCTACAATTTCTTCAAGGGCTGTATCTGGGTCAATTACTACTGTGAATCTTTCGGCTCCAGTTACTGTTGCACCACCTAGTAGTGATGTACCAGAACCAACAACCATAGTAGTAGCACCAGCCGTAATGGCTGATGTTAATGTAGTCTGTTGTGAACGGGATGAGTATTTGCGTGTTGTCATTTATGTTCCTATCGGCTGTAGTGAACTCGGGCTGGGTACTGTTGCTGTTGTGCTTTTGTTTCCTCGGCCAAGCGCTGTGTGTATAGTGCGAAGAGTTGTCGTGTTGCATTTCCAGATGAACCAAATGGACGCTTTGAATCTGTCTCATCTGCTTGTGGGCTAACCATTGCAGCACGGGCTGGGTCAAGATAGGTAAGTAATCTATATGCAGCACCAAGAATTACCACGTCTCTAACAGACTCAGGTAATCCAGTTGTTGTTGTAAATACATCTGAGTTAGTAGATAGTGCTGTTGGTTCAGTTGCATATACAACCTTTACAGTTCTACCAGGAGTAATAATATCTCCAATGGTTACTGTTTGTGATGTAGCACCCCAAGTAGTAATCTCTGGTAGTGCATCAAAGTCAAATCTTTTAACACGAATCCATTCTTTAGATGGACCAATGCTTTCCCAGTGCATTGTCAATATGTTTCTAATATTTAAATTCTCTAATTCATAGGTACTAACTGCTGCATTATATGTAAAGGTTGTCTGCTTAACTGCAAAGATAGATGAACCTAATGCTCGAACTGTGTCATTGATGGCACGCTTTACTACGTAGCGTGGGAAAGTTGGGCTAATAACAACCCTGCTTCCAGCAGCAGCGGTAGATGGTGTGGTACCTAGATAGCCACGACCATACGGGGATATAGTTGCCGTACTAGCAATACGGTCAAATGAATCAACCCATAATAATTCTTCACCAATTTCAATAGTACCTTTACCAAGGTCTGTACTTGCAAGTTGTAAAATTGTAGGGCTAGCAATGGTAGATGTTGTAGTGGCTAATGTTGCAGTAAGATGTGTAGACTTATCCTGCTGTAGGGTATAGCCAGCAAGGTTAATAAGAACTTCATCAACCATATTATTTAGAGTAGACACTATAATTTACCTTATCTGTACTTAGATGTTTTTTTGGCTATTGGTTTTGGTTGCTTAACAAATTGTTTGCCCCGTTTATTACCCGCAGCCTTAGCCTTATTGGTTGCAGCCTTTTCGGCAGGACTTAATGCAGCCCACGCTTTCTCAGGTAGATATCTTTTCTTGCCCTTAGATGGTTTACCGTCAGAAGTTTTCCACTTCTGTGCAGTCCAATCTTTTAAAGACTTCTGAGATTTAGCAAGTGCCATTACTTGTATCCTCCGCCAGCCTTCTTGTATTGCACAGCAAGTAATTGCGCCTTACGTGCTGACCATTCCCCTGGGTCTCCGCCCTTAGAACCAGCCTTAATTTTCTTAAACAATGATGCTCTCATGCCAGGCTTGGTATAGTTACCAGCCTGATTAACTTTAGATTTAACCTTTTTTGTTGGCATTATTTTTTACTCTTATTTCTTTTAGAGATTGCTGCTGCCTTAGCCTTAGCATCAGCCTTTGAACTAGCACCCCAGGCTTGCAGAGATAGTAGTAATCTTGTTGGTGACCCATCAGGCTTACGTTCAGGTCCTGGCATCCCGCCCATACGGGCCAAGAATGAGGCTCTACGGGGGTTATCCCCGCTCTTTACAGGTGCCTTGAGGGTTCCACCCTTATAGGATGCTCTGCCCTTGGCATTAAGCCCACCCTTAGGGTTTTTACCTTCTTTTCTTTGCCATGCTGCTGTCTTTGCCATACTCCCCGTACCTTCCAAGAACAGACCTAATGATTCCATTTTTGCCCATACGAACCACTAGGCCATCTTTAATTTGAATTGAGTTAAAACCATCATGGCGTTTATAACTACCAGATGATGCCATTACTTACGCTTAAGTCTAGGTGGTGAAATTTTAGTTTCAGGTATAAACAATCCTGGATACTTTTTCTCAATTGCTTTTTTAGCAGAAGCCTCGGCCCCTGCCATGCCTTTAGGAGATATCTGTTTTTGAAACTCCTTGATAGCATCATTGCCTGTAAGTTTTTTTCTAGGCCCAACACCTGGCTTTTTACGACCTGAATTTACCATTGTTGGTCTTGCCTTAGGCTTACCTTTCATTACTTCTTCTTACCCATTTTTTTCATGGTCATTTTCTTTACACCTTTTTTCATAACCATCTTCTTGCCTGACTTCTTGGCTGCTTTCTTTGCCATAGCCATTCCTTTTGGACCGTATGAATATTCTTTTCCGTTTACCATTGGCATATTATGCTCCTAGTTCGTTGATTGTTTTAGCGGTTTTTTTATCTATATGTTTAGCATTTGGGTCCTTCTCAGCGTTGTAAGCCCTTCCCAAATTCTCTGATGCTTTATGTGCTGCTTCTATCTTAGCCATAGTGGTTCCTGCTGGTTGGATACCTTGTCTACGGGCATCTCTATAGGCTTGTAGTTCGCCTTCCCACTTACGCTTTGGCATAGCCGCTCTTCCATTAGCATCGCCTGTGCTCAACTGTAATCCTTTAGCCTTGCATCCAAAGCAAGGGTCAAGATGACAATTACTATGGTCTGTTACATAAACTTCTTCTTTACTTACAAATGGTTTAGGTGATGTAGCATCACACTCAGTGCATCCATATAAGGATACATACTGATTCATCTGACCATCTTTTAATTCATAAGCCCAACCAAGAACTTTGCTCTTGTGGTCGCACTCCATATTGCCCCCTACTGTGCTGTAAAGTTAGCCTCTGTAACTCCAACATTGCCTGCAATTAATCTTGTTTTAGCATCTTCGTCAACTATGTGACGATGTCCTCCAAGATAAACTTCTTGGTAACTCTTTAAGTCTTCATCTACTAGATAACGTACTTGCTTGTATGTACCATTATCACGAATAATAGTTATACCACGATTTAATTTATAAAAGTAAAACAAGCGGTGTCCACCCGCTGGACCTTCTCTAACTATTGGTGTATCAAAAACGTATGTAGTCATTTAAGTCCTTTATTAAGAGAGGGGTAGGGTATAAGCCCCACCCCTCATTGCTACTAAAGAGCAGCGATTGATGAACCTGTTTCGATTCGATACAGTGCTTCTTCACGGTAGCGAGCAAAGCCAAGAACGCCATACCAACCCATTGGGCGATGACGCATTAACTTGTCAACTACTGGTCCAATAACTACATGTGGCTCTTCGGCAACGGCTTGTGCCATTGCTTGCTGTCCACAGATAATTGTGTTAAATACACGAGTTACAGGAGTTACGGTTACAACTGTTGTTGCTGTTACAGCAGCAGTGTTAGCAACATCTACAGTAATTGTAGTTGTTGAACCTGTGGTGCTAATAGCAGTAATCTTTGCAGAACTTGCAATACCTGTTCCTGAAATCTTATCTCCAACCTCAGCACGGCTAGCAATTACTGCAGAAGAAGCAACGCCGAATGTAAATCCTGCTGATGTTCCTGCTACTGTTACTGCTGTTGTTGCTAATGTTGATTGGTCAGCACCATCTTTGGCTGAGTAAAGACGTGGTGATTCAATATAGAATGCACCTTCGTAGTTACCAATTTCTCCAGCCCAGATGCGGTCCTGTGAAGAACCGTATTGGTTAGGAAGTAGCCAGCCTTGGCCAGATGATGACTCTGCACGTAGGTCATGTGATACTTCTGGGTGGATACCAGCCCAGTATAGTGAACCCTTGCGTGCTACAGCCTTAGCAGAACGTAACTTAGCAATAGCCTTACGGATATCTGCTGAGTCAATTGTATCTGATGCTGTAAGAGTTGCAGTTGATGTACGAGTTCCACCAAAAATTTTATTGGTTCCGCCACGCAATGTTGTCATTGCTACTTCATCAATAGAATCTGCTAGGTTGTAAGCGATAATGTTTGCGATTGCTGGGTCTACATCAGCAAGGCTGAATAGTTCCAACGCACGTGTTACCAACACTGAGTTACCGTACTCGTTAAGAGTAATAGAAACTGTTGTTGGTGTTGATAGTGCTACTGCGTCTGGGTCAGTTGTTTCTGTCAGAGCAGTAGTATTTTTTGCCAAGTCAACGTACTTCTGTAGAACTACGGTTGAACCTGGGATTGATTGACGGGCAGGTGTTTTATCTGCGACTGAACGAATTAGTGGTTCAGAACGGAGAGCGAACTCCAATAAGCGGTCATACGCTTGCTGGACTAGACCTGCGCCACCAGAGGTACCGCCAAGTGTAGCGGAACCTGTACCTGTATAGGCATTAGCCATTTGTCACCTCCAAGGTGATTAAGAATTACTATGGATTAATTATTATTCTGCACGTAGAATGGCAAGAATTTCATCTGCAGATTGTGCATTAGATAATCTCATTTCCAAATCTTCTGTGCGTTCAGGGGTTAATGCATTCTGAGTAAGAACATCTTGCTGCCGTAAGGCTGCTCGATTAAGTTCTTGTTCAGGATTTGCAGACTCTGCGCTTTTTAATCCAAACAAATCAGCATTCTCGTCAAGCCAGGTATTAACTGACTCTTCATTAATGTCTTCTAAGTCTTTCATAATTAAACGTTGTGCCTTTAGATTAACGCCCTTCTTTTCTAGGACTTCCTTGACGACTCTCTCACGCTGCACCTTGGACAATCCCTCAAGTTGCTCAGTCAGTTCCTTGATACGTTTCTCATCTGCACGTTTGGCTTTTCTTAGTTTCTTAACTAAGTCATCGCCTTGCAGAGGCATGTCGTTATCTTGGTCTTCGTCTTCGTCTTCCCAGTAGTTGTTGCTCATAGCAACCCACCCTTCTATTCGTTGATTAGTCGCAAGCCACAAGTCAATTCGGGGAAATTGGTTGGCTCTTGCTACCAGACTTATACACCCCACGGGGCTGGTCTATCCGTGTGGGGAATCTATTTAGAACTGACCTGCTGAGGAACCTCTACGCAAGTATGTAGTTGACAATCCTGCTGCACCTACACCAGATGAACCCTGGAATTGTGCTTCTTCAGTAGCAACTAATTTTTCTTTCTTTCGTTTAGCAGATGCTAAACCTTTAAAGGTTGCGGATTCTGCATCTGCTTGTCCGTAAGTAATACCAGTTTCAGAGTAAATATTACCTAACTTAGTAGCAGTAGGTAACTCACCAGCAATGGTTTCATAACCTACCTGTGCTTGTTGTCTATTAATACCAAATCTAGCAAGGTCTTCAGCGCTTGTCATAGTGGCTGCTAATCCTTGTCCTATTGCAGCACCACCTATTTCAGCAGCGGTTGCCTTCTCTTTAAGATTTACTAAAGCCTTCTTAGGGTCTAGGAAATACTGAACAAGGTCTGCTTCACCAATGCCATAGAATTGTTGGAATGCACTCTTAGTTGCTGGGTCAGCCATCTTAACTCTATCTACTGCGGTAGATACTCTTTCAGTAAATTCAACAGCAGATATATCAGCACCAATAACATCAGCCATTGCTGATTGTTTAATACTTTTATCTACACCAAAATAACTTTCAAGACCATATGATTTAAGAGTTTTAGTATAATCATCTTCTAGGGTTAGGTATTCAGCCTCAGTCAATACATTTAAACCAGCAGAACGCCTTAATTCATTTCCTCTAAATCTTGTAATATAAGCCTTGTTATATCTTGGGTCAGTCTTTAAGGCAAGGGTTGCCTCTTCTGGCTCATACCCTTCCTTCATTAAAGTTTCTATAACTGAACTTAAATCACCTAAACCATATTGAGTAAAAACATTTTTAAGAAGAGCAAATGCATTTCTTTTATTTTTTTCATCCTGTGCTTTAGCATAGGAAAGACTAGGGTCATCTCCAGTAACAACATTATCCTCAGTATCATCTTGAAGTTTTTTGTCTCCTGAAGATAAAGCATCTAATCTTTGACCCATAGCACTTAGTTGGTCTAATATTTTTTGTGCATCTGATGCAATTTGAGTAGATGTTTTAGGTTCTGGTATTTTAGTACTGCCACTAGTTTTTGTTGTAACCGTTTTAGTTACTGGTCTAGTGTTAGTAGAAGGAGAACCATAAAGATTTAAAGTTTGTGCTGGCGCTGGAGCAGGAGAACCATAAAGATTTAAAGTTTGTGCTGGTTTAGGCGCTGGAGCAGGTGCTGTCCTAGATGGCGGAACTCTATCTTCTCTTTGATTAGCGGTAGGTGTTGATTTTTTAGTTGCCATTATGCTATCAATCCAAAGTTACGAAGAATACTATTAGCATACCCAGCAGCAGTTTCTAAAGCATTTGAAGTATTGCCCCAGCGTGGGTCTTGTTTAAGGACACGTTCAAAATCGGTCAAGTTCATCGCTCCTTTGTTCCCGTTATTCTTAAGTGCTAATTGAATAGTTGGATTTAATGTATCAATCTGTGCTTCAGGTATTTCTAATATCTGCCTCATTGTATATTTATAGTTAGCAGATAGGTCATCTAAGTCAACATTCTCAGATAAAACATCTGATAGGTTAGAATAAGTAGCCTTAGATACAGCAAGTAGTTTTGCCTGAATTGCTTTAGTATCTTTTTCATTATTCTTTAATCCACTTGATACATACCGCAAAGCATCTTTATTAGATAAGGTTACTCCGTAACTCTTAGCATAGGCTAATACGTTATTAACATCTTGAGCAGCCTTGCTACCACCTTTTAATATTACATCAATGTCAGAACCATCAAGTGCCTTACCAGCAATATTACGTTGTAGTTGAAGTATATCTTCAGCATCTAATCGAAATTCTCCAGTAGTTACTTGTGAAGTACCACCAGAATCTGTCTCTTTAGTAGTAGTAACTTGAGCATTCTTCTTTTCTAATGCTCTTAGTTGTTTGTAATATTTTTTCTGTTCTTCATCTGTAGCGCCTCTACCTACATACTCTATAAAGAATCTATTTAGGTCAGATTCTGCTTCATCTACTTTAGTTACAAATTCATCGTAAGATACTTTAGGTCCAGTTATGCTTGAATCTTTAAGGTCTTCTTGTACAAATTTAAAGAAAGATTTTGGGTTAATATTTTTATTTTGTTCTAAATCATTTACCATTGTTTTGGTATGTTTTTGCAAAGCATAAGCCAAGGCTTGGCCAAAACTAGTACTAGTAGTATCAAGTCTGTCATAATCAACTTGAGGAATTCTAAGACCAGCACCTCTTAGGTCATCAAATAAACCTTTTAATCCACGTGGAGATTTAATAGAATCTTCTATAACTCTTTTTCTTACTCCATCAAAATTAGATGTAGAGGGCGCATAATCATTAACAAGTTGGCCAGGCTTATCTTTCATAAATAATGGAACTTTAGTTTGAGGTCCTATGTAAATGTATTGTTGGACTTGAGCATCACCTTCGGTGCCACTAACCCAACTACCACCATTATCTGGGTTAACTGTTACCTTAAACCCTTAGCATTAACATCTTTTACAAACTCATTATCACCCTCATATGGCTTAATGCCAGGAGTACCACCATCTGCAGTTATCTGTGCCGCTTCTAAGGTTTCAATCTCTGCTTTTAGTTTTGCGGCTTTATCTCTCTGAAGAGTTTCTTCCGCTCTTGCTTGTTCTTTTTTCTTATCTTCAATTTCTTTAGTTCTTTTTTCTTTTGCTTTAGTATCTGCTATAGTAGACAACTGAGTATCAATTAATTTTATTTCAGCAAGACGTGCGGTAACTTGAGCATCTAATCTGCTTAGTTCAGCCTTTGCTACGTTGTATCTTTTAACAGCAGTTGGTCTATCATCGTCATCCCAAATAGCCATATCCCTACGTTGTAAATCCATACTTGCAGCATCACGGGAATTTAATGCTTTAAGACCTCTTTGTTTGTCTCTTAAATCACGTTCTGTTAATTCAGCCATTAGTATCCTTTGTATGCTTTAGCGGTATAGGTATCACGGGAGTAGTAACCAAGAATTGATTTAAAGATTGCTCTGCTTGCTTCGGTTAAGATAGCATCTCCAGAACTTAAACTTACAATTAAGTTTTCTAATTCATTCCTAAAACTTCTTTTAATATCAGCAAAGTTATCTGCTTCACGAAGTGAGGCATCATTAGATAAAGAAACAAACTGACGAATTCTTGATGTAGCCATTGCTAGTCTTTGACGTGTTCCAACTGGCATACTAATAGATGAATCTTTAATCATCTCTTCAAGGTTAGACAACATATTTAATTCTGTTGCTACCTCATTACCACCAGCCACAAGGGCTGCTTCTAGTAATGGATTAGATGCTTTAAGTAATGCACGTCTTCTTGTTGAGTCAGCAATCTTTGCTTGACGAGCACTAATACTAGGTGTTGACTTTAAGAATTCTTTTTCTTCTTTACCAATATCATAGTAAGCCTGTTTATCTTTAGCCACCAAAACATCTAGATAGTATCTTTCTAAAGACTTATCCTGAAGTAGTCCTGCTGCTTCTAGATATGCATATGTAGGAGCATCAAACTCTCCTGTATGTGGTGCAAATATCCATGCTGCTTCGCCATACTTTTTAACATTGGTTGAATTTTGTATAGCCCATGATTTGACAGCCTTAGTCTTTTGAATAACTACATTGGTTTGCTTTTCATTACGAGCAACGGTATAGATTAACTTACCTGGATTCTTACCAACAAATGTAGCAACTGCTAACTCATATGGGTCTTGAATATCACCCTTATATTTCTGAGTTACTGCATTTACTAAGTCATAAAACTCTGGACGCAATCCAGTTATACCCACCTCTTTAAGGTAGTCTGGAACGTTAATACTCTCCTGCATAGATGGTGCTATTGGAGAGAACAATCCAATAATAGAACGCATTACAACCACATTGTGAGCAGATATTCTAATTTGTTTTAGGTAGTTATACTTGTCTTCTGCTGTTGCATTAGGACCTAAGTACTTAGCCATTTGCTCATCGGTATTAAAGGCTTGATTATAAGCAATAGCCTGCATTGCTGCAGTTGATTCTTGCCTATCCTTTTCATCTTTAGGTACAAAGGAATATAACTTCTGTAATGATGAGGGAACTAAAGCACGCATTACCGTCATACCATCGCCTATATCACCCAATGCATAGTTATCTAATTCTTCAGATAACTCTTTTGTTGCTGGTACTTTACCTAGTAAAGCCTTCATAGTAAGTACGCTTAATGCACCAATTGGTCCTGAAAGAGTAGGCATACCAGCATCTGGGCTGAATGAAGGGTTAGCCAAAGTTAATCTAAATGTAAATTCATTAAACTTTGGTTGTTTAAAACTTTCTTCGCCTGGTCCTAAAGCACGAACCGCTTTATCTACAACACCAAATATAACATTATCTGTTGGCATCATGATATATGGTTCGCCATTGTTATCTTTATATACACCGCCAGCAGCCTCTAGACCAAGATGCATCAATCGCATACGGTATAGAACTCTTGGTGCTACATCTTTTAGACGATAAACTCTGCGCCAAAAATCCTCAGTAGCACGGTAGTAACGACCAGTATTACGAACGGCTACAGCAAAATTAGTTCTAATATTGGGGTTATCAACAAACTTTAATATTTCATCTGCTGCTTCTTGAACAGATATTTCTGTTATAAGTTTCTGAGCATGCTGTCTTGTGTCTTCAAGAATCTCGCTCTTAACTCTTTCTCCAATGACCTTACCTTCATCTTTATATTGCGCTAATTTATCAAGATAAAGTTTTCTAGCCATTTGTGTTTCTGCTTCAGCATACTTCTTGCGAACATCTAAGTATTTAATCATTACTATTGGCTGACGTAAGATACCAGTTACTTGGTTATCCATTAATTCCATCATATTATTACCAAGTTTTTGATAAGCATTTTCCATATCAGAAATTCCTGGTCCTTCAAGGGTGGTAAATAGTTTACCTTTAGGTTGGAATCCTTTAGTTAATTCTTCAAACTCTTCAAAGGTTATACCCTGTGCTGCTGTTTGGGCTTTACTACCTATAGTTTTTCCAGACTCAATTTCTTGTCTTGCTAAATCATCATAACCAGATTTAAACCTATTGAATAATGCTTCGTTAAAGTTATCTGCACTACCATGAAAAGTCTGACGCATATCTAAAAGAATACGGTCTATTAAAACTTCAGCAATTTCCATATCATCTAGTCCCTGTAGACGTAGGGCACTAGTATGGGCAGTCATACCCAAGAAACTCTTTAATGCTTCTGGGTCTTTAACTGAGTGTGTAATTTTTACACCCAATGTAGGTATAATATCTTCATCAAATCTAGTTAATAAATCTGTATTTTTTGATAGACCTACTTGTTCTAGTAAAGAGATTTTAGCACCAGAATAATCTCTTGCTGTTCTTAATCCATTACTTAATACAAAACTACCAACTGGATTAAAATAAAAATCTTCGGCAATACCCTTATTGTTTCTAGTGTTACCATAGAAACGTTGAACAAAGTTTTCAAAGTGGACTAAAGATACACCACGACCAGCAAGGGCTTGAAGTGAATCTAACTTTTCTGTGTCTATTCTTCTACCAGTTTTACCTTGAACCAAATCTGGGAAAAGACCTATGGCTACATCTAAATTACTCATGTCAACTAATTGCTCGGCTACTTCAGTAGACTGTCTTCCAACAAGACTTGCACCTGCAGCAATAGACCTAGTACCTGCTGTTAAATATTGTGAGTTTAAAGTTAATGCTTGAATTAATAACTGAACTTCATTGTCATTTAGTTTACCCAATACACCTTTTTTGTTCATTGCTTCTGTAATGTATTCGGCTTGGGCTAGTTTACGCTCTAAAGATGATAACTCTTCGGGTAGTTTTTCATTTCTTTTAGCATAATCAGCAATTATTTTTAATCTTGCGTCTTTATCATACATATCTGCAGGAGTAGGTCTGCCTAATTTTCTAGCAATTTTTACTCTTAACTGCTCACCACTCTTAGAACCTGAGTATGCTGCTGCAATCCTACCCATTCTATGACCTTTGCGGTCTAGGTATTGGAATAAATCCTTAGCAGGGGCTGTAAGGTAGTAAATAAAACCTTCATCAATAGCGCTTCGTATACCCAAACGTGGGAAGAGTGTAAAGATAGACCAAAAATTAACTATTCCAGTTGACAATGCACTGCTAGTAGCACCCTGAAATAGACCAGAGATTAATTTACCCTTGTTTGCTTCGTAGGCATACTGTGCTAACTCTTGATAATCAAGGGTAGATATCGCACCACGTTCTTGCGATGGATGAATAATGCCCATTGAATCAAATTTTGTTACATTATCTTCTAATTTAATGCCAGACTTAGATACAATATCTTCAAACCCTATTGGAACATTTAATTTTTCAGTTACTGCAACACCAACTGAAGTACCATACTTTGCATCAAGAGTATTCTTTATATATAGAGCACCCTTTTCAGTTCCTTCAATTCCCAAACGTTGCATAATTGCAACATCAAGGCTGCGAAGCATAGCAACTTGGTCATTTGCATCAGAGTTAATAAACTTAATAGTTAAAGCCTCTGATAAATCCTTTGGTAATACTTGACGTGCTGTATCTCTAAAAACATCTGCACTCTTAATAGATTGGTTTTTATCAACAACATTAAGTTTAATCTCTTTATTTTGCGGAGTACGTGCCAAAAGAAGAGAAACACGTTCTTTAAGGTTCTTACGACTAAATTTTGTAAAGTCTATTATTTCTGAACCTATTAAATCAGCCTCACGAGTAGAGCCTGCCTTAACAAGGGACTTAGATATTTCCTCAACTGACTGAGCAATTTCTTTGGTAGTACCAGATGAAGGATTTAAGAAATTACTTAATGCCTTTTGAGCACCAACAGTTAGTCTACGTTGATTACGTGCGGTTGCTATACCATTGCGGAAGAATTGAGCACCGCTAACCCTACCAGCCATAAACATAGATAAATTATCGACATTTGTAAAAACTGTTTGGGCAACACTAGCGTTAATAACATTTTTTCTTTCTAAGAAATCAATTGCTTCATCATTGTTGTACCCAGGAAAACGTCTTTTAATATCATTTCGAATTCCAATTTTAGCAATCGCATCTGGCTCATCATTAAGTTTTTTAATAGCAGGACCAAGTTGGTCATCCCATAATTTAACTACATCTTTGTTATCACGGAATATATCTCTAACTCCAGCAATACCAAACTGCTCAATAGTTTTACGCATTTGAGTACCAGTTTGATTCTTAAGACCAAACGCTGCTGCTTTAAGAACGGCAGTTGCTCCACCAGTTACCCAAGTTAATGGGTCGGCAGCAATTTGATATATAAAATCTATAGGACCAGAAACGCCTTGAACTCCAGTTGCACGTGCTACATCTCTACCTGGAGATACTTGTGCATTCTTAACGCCATCCATTACTTGTTGGAATGACTCTGGATTATTGTATGCTTCTTCTAAAGCATCTAATAATTTTTCATTTATTTGACCACCAGCACTGGCAATAATCTCACCTGGTTTTTTACCAGCAATTAAACCTTTTGCTATCTCTACTTTTTCAACACCAAAATAATCTGAAGCCTCATTTAATGCACCTTGGTCATAGACTCTACGGCCATCCCAAGCATCACTAAATGACTCTTTGGTAAATAAACCTTCACCCTGTGAAGCCTGACGTGCTAGCAAATAAGGTGTATTGATTACTCTATTAAAAACACCAGCAGTTTTAAATAATAAAACTAATGGACTCTTAAGAACATTAAATCCAGTCTTAATTGCTCCAGTAAGATAATTGCTAGCCCCTGGTTCTGCTAGTTGATAATCTGATTCTGGAAATAAAAACTTTAATTTTTCTTGTGCACTAGGGTCTAAGTTATTAAACTCTTTACGGGCATCATCAATTCTTAATGTATTTAATTTTTTGTTTTTTTCAACAGTCCAACTAAACTGCTCTAGTTGCCCACCTTGGTCCATAGGTATATTTGCTGCTTTAGCAGCAGCATAAAGATTTGGGCTAGCCTTGGCTACTATTGGATTAAGACGATATGCCATTAGTATCCTTCGTCAGTTAGACTTCTGTATATTAACTCAGCCTCACCAGATGGGTCATATTGAATTAAATTTCTAATTACTTCTTGAATTGTATATGATGAATTAGGTAGTCTTGGCTTTACCTCTGAGCCAGCACCAGCACCTATATCAACTCCAGTAGTAATAGGTTCTGAAGGACGTGCAGTAGGGGCTAACAATGGTGTTGGCATCTCCATTTGTGGTACAGGATTGCCAGCCATAGGTGCTGCTACTTGGTTGTCGTAATTCTGTTGTCCTTGTCCGTATGGTAGTCCTGCCATGTAGGTTGCGGGCTGTGTTGGACCCCCGTCAGTACGTTGACTAAGAGCGCCAGGGCCTGATACTGGGGCTGGGTTATTCGGTTTTCTATATCCACCTTGCTCCATCATTGACATAATATCTCCTACTTAGTAAATTGTGTTTTAACATTTGCAGTACCACCGCACCACACATTGTATTCAATTGCTATATTAATTGCTTTCTTTACTGCACCAGATGCTTTAGCATGAGTTTTAGTTTCAGACTCTAGTGCTACTAACGCACCAAGGGCTAAGGTTCCACCAGAACCTATTGCATATAAACCTTTATCATCTCGCATATATCCATAGTCATCACTAACTTGATATAACCTACCATTAAAACAAACTAATGCATCCCAACCTGAGTCATCATCATTCTTTGTTTTAGGTGTTGGGTCGTATCCGCCATCTATTATGGTTTGTTTCATAGATGGTAATACTCTAATCATCATAAATCTATCTGGGTCTTGCGTCTTGATTACCTTTGGTGGTTGCCATAAGTTATTAAGAATATCTCCTACAATTGCATCACCTGCAACTGCAATTAGATACTCACCAATCTTGACTATCTTGTCGCATCCCTTGGCTACATATGGTCTGTCTTGATATGAGGTTACAGTATCTGCACCTAATACAGCCCAGCCTTTACCTTGTATTCCAACTATTGCTGTCATTGTCCCCCACCTTAGTTATCTTCTTACTACTGTCCTTGCACTAGCACTTGCCCTACCACCTGCACTTAGACTAGATAAAAGACTTTGCAATCCACCACCTTGTGGTGGTTGTGAAGGTAAGCCTCCTACTGGACCTGCGGGAGCAGGGGACGTTTGCTCAACCATTTGTTCGGTACCAGCAGGAGGTAATTCTGGGGTAAAGATATTTTCAATCGCATCTTCAATTGATATTCCCTTTTGACGGGCTTTAATTACTTGTGCGATTTTCTTTACGATATCAGATGCATCCCCACCTGATGCTGCTAGTTGTGGAATTGCTTGTGTGTATGCCTGTAGTGAACCCACTAATGCATTACGCATTTCTTCCACTTCAATCTTTTCTTGTTCTTGGGTTACGTTAATACCAAATGGTAATTCACGCATAGCCATATCTTTAGATATTAATTTACCACCAAGTGCTTGTAGCATGAAAATAAGTCCCTGTGCTGGGTTAAGACCAGCAAGCATGCCATAACGAACATCGGCTGAGTAGTCACCCTTAATATCTTTTGAAGGTGTGTACTCTAAAGAGTACGGAGAACCAGCATCAACACCACGAATTGTTTTAACAAAATTAAATAATGTTTCATCCATCTCAAAACAGATAGAGATAACATCTTTAAGAGCAGAAGCAAAGATTGCTTGGGCTGATTTAACCTGTGTATCAAAGCCACCCATAAGCGCTTGAACGCCTTGTCCCGTGACTATTGATGCATCTATGTTTCCAGTTCTTGATTCTGGATAACGTGTACCAGTACGCAACTCATTAAGTAATACTTGTTGCTCAGTGAACGCACCTGGTGGAATATTTAAATCTACACGGCGCACACCTGCTGGTGAGTTGGTGCGGATGATTGCATCTCCACCCAACTGTAGTTCTTGAACATCGCCTGGTACAACAATTGGTGCCTGTACTGATTTCTCCGCTGCTTCCATCGCAAGTAATGCGAACCTATTACGAAGCAGTTGGATACCTAGTACGTCATCAAATTGACCACGCATCTCACCGTCTAGTGATGGACGCTTTGCCACCACAACTTGCATTTTACCAAGTGGGTTTTTGACTTGAGATAAAACTAAGTTATTCCGTGATGGAATAAAGATGGTTGATTGGTCTTTATCGTAATAACGAATAAGGTCAATACGTGCATCTAGGTTCTGCTCATAACGGTCAGCACCTAATAGTTGAATCTCAAACTCAGGATACTGTGCAACCAGTTCCGCAAGTGTAAGTGAGTATTTCTTTGCAAAGGCAATACAACGTCCGTAGCGGTCAAACTCTGGGTAAGCCCCAATCGGACTTTCTATTCGGATACGTGGTAGCCCTGCTTCTTCGTCTAATTCAACAATGAATGGGACGAAACCAAATGTGATGTATTGGTCTGCACCTTGATACATCTGTACTTGTAAATCTGAATTACTAAAATAATTTGTTGCAATACGTGTGCGCTTGTCAGCAAAGACTCTTGCTCTATCTGATACCTGATTGGCTGCAGAACAATTAACTGCTGGCAGTGGAGCCATTACCTCGGACAAGTCACGAGCAACAATGTCAATAAAGTTTGCTACTACGTTAGCGTCTACACCCTCTGGAAAAAACTCAGGGTATACCTGTGATATCTGTCCTTTACGCACAGCAAGTACATCTAGTTGTCTACGGTCTCGCTCTGATGAACGACTACGTAAAGATTCTACTCTTGCAGATATTTGGCTTACTGATAACAATTATTTGCCTTTCTTAAGATACTTATTTGTATCTATCGGCTTTCCAGTTTTTCTTTCAATTTCTTTAAATGTTTTTTTCTTAAGTTTTGCAATAAATTCAGGAGAGGCTCTACCACCACGCTCTGCTAATTCTTTTTCTCTTTTAGCCTCAGCACCACGAATTTGATAAGTCTTTTGTTTGTTAGTTAATTTCTTAACACCCTTGATTATTTTTTTAGGATTAGCCATTATCTACTACGTCTATTTCTTTTTTCTACTTGCTTAACTTTCTTTTCTGCTGTTTTAATTTCTCGTAATGCTTTAATAACTCTACGGTCTGCTTCTTGTTGTTGCACTTTAAAAGCAAGTGGATTTACTCCACCAGTATTATAATCACGCTTACCTACTTCACGTAAAATACTAGTTTCTAATTTTGATAAAGGTTTTGGACGTGGCTCACGCTCTTCTATCTTAGAAATAGATTTTAAACCTGCTGGACGATTCTTAGGTCCAGGTGGATTAATTGGTCCAGTATATTTTTTACCTTTACGTGCAGGAACACCAGTTCCTTCTCTAACCGCTCTATTAATTCTTTCTTGATAAACGCTACGCTTGCCAGGTGGTGGTGTAATTTTTTTAACAGAAAGGTCTCTAGGAACTTTTGTTGGTCTGGTTGGAATAGTTCCGCCAGAACGTTTAAGAGCACTCATACCACCAATAGGTTTACGTGCTTCTCTAGCAACCTCACGGGCTTCTCCACGAGGAATCTTTGCTACTTTTTTCTTAGCAATATCAGCAAGACGTTTCTTAGCAATGATGCTTGCAATCTTTGAGACAGCCATTATCTACCCATGTTCTTGTAAGTCTTACCTACAAACCTTGAACCCTTTTTAACAATACCACCTACTGCACGAGTGGCTTTAGCCCATGGCACTGCATACATAGCAGCATCTCCTATGGTTTTAGGAATAAACAAATCGGAAAGTACTGGGGTAACTGAAGATGTTTTAGATTTTTTAAAAGCACCAGGTGCCATCTTCTTAGACTTAGCCATTACTCGCCCCTAAGATTTCCACCACGAACACGGTTAGGACGAGCAGGTCGCATTTTCTTTAATGTACTTCTAGTGTATTCACTTGTTTGACCAGGTTTTAAACTACCCATTTTTTTTAGTTTTATATCTGTAGAATAAACTTTTTCATTATTTTTTGATACAGGTTTGTTAGCAGCCTTAAGTCCACGCTTGTTTCCTTTAGCAGTGTCTGCAGGTTTTTTTAAATAACCTTCATCTGTGGCTTGACGTAAAATTTGTTTGGCTCTTAAAATTTCTATTTTTTCGCCTTCACCTTTAATTCTTACTTCTTTTTGTCTATATGATTGACGATAAATAGGGTTTACTTGTTTAGCACCCTTACCAGTAATACCACCAACGGCACGACCTATTGCTTTAACTGCTTTGATTGGGTTTGGCATATCTTGTCCTTATCCGTATTGTTCGGCCCATTGTTCTGAAAAGGCTTCGTCTAGGTTGATTGTGTATCTTTGTGCTGACTGTGCTCTAGTTGTCCATCTATTAGATGAAAACTTTTGCAAATGATTTGTTTGTTGCATGAACTCCCGTGCTCTAAGCACAGCAAACCATAACGCCATAACGCAGTCAGTCTTGCCCCTGCTATTAGGTTTCCAAGTTATCAACTGCTGAGTAAGGGACTTAAGTCCTTCAGAGTCAGTAGTAGATGGTAGTTCAATCATATTATTCTTTTGGAACTTCTCTTCTCGCATGGTTCCAAATAAGGTAGACATAGATGCTACACCAAATGCTGCGTCCCACTTATTTTTGTTAGTAACATGAGATTCAAGTCTTACACCATACATACCAAGCCATTGCCGCAAGTCATCATCTAATGAGTATGCCTTCTGGTGGGCGTTGATTTCTACTCTAAATTCTTGTGGCTTGTATTTCAATACAAGTTCTTCTATTGTACTTCTAATCTTTTGCGGGTTCGGTTCACCCATGTTAATACAATCTAAAACATATATTCTAGAATCTATTCTGTTGTAAGTAATCACAACGAAGGCTGCATGAGCCTTGTCTCCCATCGCTGGGTCAAATCCAATAATTGTGTAACCTTCTACCGCAGTCGGATGTCCCACGCCGCCTTGGCGCAATGGACCTTTTCTGCGTTGACCGTTGGTACTACCTTGCACCAAAGCGGGTGGGAAGATGGAATCTTCTTCGACATCCTCCTGCTGATATACCAAGGCCCATGTTGATGGTGTTACCTCGCTACGTCTTCTCTTTAATGCTAAGCCATCCCATTTCGGGAAGAGTCCTTCTTCGTCAGGTTCTTCAGAATCCCCATCCCAAGGAAGGTCCGACTTAGGCCAGAGCGTCTTCCAGTCTTTAGGGTCTTCCGAATACTCAAGAACAGCAGGCATGCCCATATAAGTAAAAGGGCTTTTACCACCAGACCAGTGCTTGGTCTCACGGAGTTCTTTGTAGAAGTCTTGCGCTGCAATTCGTGTCCCTACGATTAGTAACTTACCATTTTTACCCAGACGGGTAATAACTTCTTTTTGTAGCCAGTTGATTTGTTTTTCCCATTCATGGGCGTTGGCTGTTGTAATACAGTCATCAAGAATGATGAGGTCAGCACGTGCTCCATAAATTTGCCCACCCATACCAAGTGCTTGGATGGTGGGGTCCTTCTCGCTAGAATTTCTAGCATCGCTCCCAAGGTAAACGGTGTCAACTCGCCAAGTGTCTGAATCTTCTTTCCAACCACCTTCGGGGCCAAAAGTTGTTTGCAACTTTAACCAGCGTGGATGGGAGAGTCTCTGCTTGATGGCGTACACGAATTCACGTGCCTTGACCAGCGTTTTAGAAACCACGATAATGCGGATATTTGGATTGAGAGCGATACGGTATGTGGAGTAGTTTACGGTGACTACGGTACTCTTGGCGTGCTCAGGTGGCACGTTAACCAATAGACGGGCTGGGTCACCCTTTTCGTAAACCATACTAGGGTGGAGCCACGAAGGCTCTCTATCCTCTAGTAAGTCAATCCAATCTTGATGGTGTGGAAATAATCTTTGATTTAAAAAAATTTGCGAAAACTGGGGGAAATCTATTTCCTCTTTTGGGATACCCAGCGAGGCAAGGGAAGCATCCTTTGCGGTGGCTTTAGCCTCCGTTAGGTCAGCAGCAAACTTCTTATCCCTGAGCATCCATATTCTTACAGTGTCAGGTTTTTTGCCGCACTTCTCCATAGCCTTATGGACAGAGTGGCCTTCGGCCACCAAGGCTAGAACTTTAGCCTTTGCTCCTGCCATAGCAAGAGATTTGGGGTTAGTACCCCCCTTTTCAAAACTCATAGTCCTGTCCCGTTTTCATTAGTTGTAACAGTCATTCAGTACATCCTGTAACGCAAGTCCCCCAAGGACTTGCTACTGTTAAAAATAGAAACAGTCTCTATACTGTTTAATCCGTTCAACAGCCCAAAACGAACACTTTTAAACAAAGTATTTTTTTATTAGCCAAAAAATCAGTACAAAATAGGACAAAAGGATACTAGTATGGGGGATATACTTTGTACGGGAAAATCTTTATTGCTGATACATATACTACTTCTACTCTCCATTAATCACTCTGGGGTCAATACGACTCAGCCTACATCACATACAGGACCTGGTTGTCCTGATTAGAGAGACGCTGAGCGGATAGCAGTCTTCGGCGCAGGCCATTAGTAAATGGGCGCCTCAGTTAATAATAAATTTCGTGCTGACATGGCAGTAAAGCCCATGAAAAGACTGGGCTTGACAGCCATGTAATGTGGGACTTGTTGTTAGTAAATAACTAATAACCGCATGGGATTTTCCCCTGCGCTTAGTGCTAGGGGAAAAGTCCCCTAGTGTAAAGGAGATAATCATGAATAAGTTCTCATTTGAGAATGCCCGTGTTAACAAGGTCTGGGATAACAAGAACCGTTTTAATCTTGGTATCCTTGACACCAGAGCAGTTGCTCAACCAGACGGTTCCTACCAATCCGTCTTCGTTGCTTCCCGCATCGTGACTACTGCTAACCCTGACCACCTTGAGTTCATCCGCAAAAATCTTGTGGATACCTCAGACGCAGTGGTCAACATCAATGGTTACATGGAAACCAAGGCTGGCAAAAAGGCTGGCACTTGGTATGACAACCTTGTAATCACTGACATCGCACTGGCCTAATAAACCAGCCTGATGACATCATTTGCTTTGTCATCTTCTACGCAGTCCTTCTCATGCTCACACGAGAATCCAGCCACTTGGTTGGATACTCGTGATGAGTATTGCGTAGAATGTAATCTACTTCAAGAAGGTTCTAGTGCCGAATACGCACTAAACTTTCAGCAGATTAATAGGAGTGAGCAGGAGTCAGAACCTGCTCAATCCGTTAACACACCTGATGAGAGAGGGTATGGCCATCAATGGACTAACCGTGATGGCGAATACCTAGAAGGTGCTTACGATATAACTGACCGTGCACCAGGTTGGTTATTCCTTGGCAAACATGTCTTCCCTATGTTTGAACCAGATGAGATGAATGCTTATCTGGCTCTTCCATCATGGGCTACGATTTGTAGCACATGCCATTTTCAAATCAATAAATACATGGGTTGCTTAGAACATTGAGCAACAGGCAAGGTGGGGATTTTGCCTCACCTTGCCACCAAAATTTTTTTTATTTTGCGGGACCACAAAGTAGGTTCATTGGATAACTACGAGTCGAACAAGGAGTATGTATGTATCTAGATACAGGAACAATGATAGGTATTATGATAGCCCTTATTGCTAGCATCTTGACCATTGGATATAGCATCTATATAATCAAGACACAGAACGAAATCATTCAGCGCATGAGTGATGTATCTGCAACCAGACGTAAGATGGAAAGGTAGATAGCAATGAGAACAGAACAAGAACTACTTAAAATCAAGGAAGCATTTGCTCTATCAACAATGGACATGCTTGATGTGTTTGACGAGTTGCTTGCAACAGGCAGGCTATATGTAAACGATGAGCCAACCGTTAATGACCTCGCCAAAAATCAGGATGAGTCCAATGCTTGACGAAGATACTCCCCAATGGGAGCACACCGTGTGGATTCTAGCCAAAGTTAGATGCCGAACCACACATATAAATATAGATACAGCAGGTGATGAAGCCCTTGATGACCCATCAGAATGGCATGTGTTAGAGTTTGATAAGGGTGTTAAGCACAGCCAAGAGATTGTAAGGGTGAAATGATTGAACAAATCTTTGCAAATTCATACCTCACAACAACACAATCTTGGACATTCTTACTACTCTTTGGATATATCACATGGAGGTTTATTAGATGAAAAGATTGTTAGCAGGGTATTTAAGTTGGCTACTAGCCTTCTTATCAATACCATTCTTTCCCAGTCCAGCATACGCAGTAGCAGTAGCAACACAATTGCAGAACAACTGCATAGACACATCTACCTGGACACCACGAGTAGCCAAGGCGTACGCCAAAGCCTTGATGAAATGGGAATACCCACATTGGAACAGGTCTGAATACACAGCACTAGCAAAACTTTGGGGTAAAGAATCTGCCTGGAAACATACGGCAGATAACCCTGAGTCTACTGCTGGTGGAATCCCACAAATTTTAGGGCTTGACCCTAACACCCCAGCCCCGCTCCAGATTGAGCGTGGGCTGGAGTATATCCAACACCGCTACAAAAAACCATCAGTTGCATGGGCACATTGGCGTGCAAATGGATGGTACTAAGTTTGGCATAGTGAACCAGCGTAAGGACATTACAGTCTGAAAAGCAGCGTAGTTTATGCCAACTTCCTGAGCATGAAGTCAAACTGCTCACTAACCAACTAACAAAGGAGATACAAATGGCAAGAGGAAATGGCAGAACAATCAATGTAAAATTACCCACAGCAAAGGTAATTACTGCATTGCAACAAGCGTTAGCCAAGTTAGAACTTGACTACACATCACAAGACCAAGCCGAAGCAAAGTATCAAGAGGCTACAGAAAAATGGAAAAAAGATATTCAGAAGTGGGCTATAGATAACTTTTCTAAAGCAGAAAATGTTAGAACTAACTATCGTTCATGGAGTAATACTCTTAATGTTGACTTCGATATTATGACACAAGAAGGAAACTTTCCTGCTGAACCAGAGCGTGACTTTGAAACAATGAATGTTCATAGTTATCGTGAGATGAAAGAAGAGATAAGCAATGCTATTCGTATCCTTCAACTTACTGATGAAGAAACAGTATCAACATCTACTTACAATTCAATAGCCAGGTATTTGTAACAGGTCGGGCGTCTGCCGACAGGGGCAGGACGCCCTCTAACAAAGGAGATAAAGTGATAGATACAGACTATGCCTTACTTCGCAGTGAAGTAAAGTCCGAGTTAATTAATCAAGAAGGTAAGTACAATCCAAGTGACCGTGATACTAATGTTCGTATTGTTGAGGACATTCGTAAAGCAATTGACGGTATAGCAGATGGTGTTATACCATCAGCCACACACATAGCAGAGGTAGCAATTGCAACCAACGAGAACCTACAAATCCGTGACTTTATCATGGGTGTTCAACAAGAAAAAGATATCAACTATGTAGGTGAATACATATCATTACTTGGTAATGTTATTGTCAAAGACAAAGCAATCCCATTAGCCACAGTATTTTGTGGATACCTATATCAAACTGAAGACACAGAACTAGCCAAAGAAATGTTGGTTGATATACTAACTCTTGACCCAGAGTATCCATTAGCAAAACTATTAAGCCGAGTATTCTTGGCTGAGTGGCCAGCAAATGAGTTTGCTAAAATGGCACAACAACTACACTCTAAAGTTGTTGATACTATCTACGCAATAGATACTGAGGAAGTAACTAATGACAACTGATACTCTCATACACGGAGCCGTACGCAAAAGCGCATGGCACAAAGCAGGCGTAGCAGTAGAGGCTACATCAGCCAGTGAGGTAGCCAGTCAAGCAGGATTAGATTGGTCAGTATCATTGCATGATATAACTGCAACCTATACAGTTCCAGGTGAGAACGGAACTAATATGGTTAAAGATTATATCCCAATAGAAAACAAGAAAGCGGTTATTAAAACAGACCCATATGGTCAGACATCAGCCATTGGTGTAGTAGGTAATCGCTATAAAGTATTTCAGAATGCAGAAATCTTTGGTGCATTAGATAACTTAATTGATTCTAGTGGACTTAGATATGCAGCAGCAGGTGAATATGATGGTGGTGCAAAAGTCTGGATGTTAATGGAAACTCCAATGGAGATGACCATTGCAGATGACCCGCACTCAGCCTTCTTACTAGCCAGGACTAGCCACGATGGCAGCAGTTCAGTCATAATTAAACCAGTGATTGAGCGTTTGTTTTGTATGAATCAAATCAATAAGATATACAAGAACAATAACAAGTATACTTACAGTTTAAATCATACAAGCAATGCAATGCTATCAGTGTCAGAGATTGCCAACATCATACGATTAACTTATGATATGGCTAATGATTACACCGCATTGGCAGATACATTACTTGATAGAAAAGCAAGTCATGAGCATGCCAAAAATTATTTCAAGCGTGTGTTCCCACTACCTAGTAAGATAGAGGAAGCACCGTATCATTTGTTATCAACAGGTGAGAAAAAACAATTTACCAATGCAATCAATGCTAGAACTAAATCATTTGATATCTATGCTACCTCTCCTACACAGGAGAACATACGGAACACAGAGTTTGGTATGTGGCATGCAGTTATAGAGTGGGCTGACTACAATGCTAAGGGTAAGAACCTAGCAGTTAGCACAATGGCTGGTCGTAATGATGGTGTTAAAACCAGAGCATTAGAATTGCTAGGTGTATGATGGGTAGAATATCAAACTATAAAGAATGTAATGTATGCAGACAAAATAAAATAGTAGTATCAGAATCATTATTTGCTAATGGTTTGTATGGCTATTGGTGTGATGACTGCGACAAAGCAGGGGGTGCTACTCATTCACAAACATCTATAAAGGTTAAGTAATGGGTAGAAATTTTGCTACAGAACTAGCCAGTTCTAATACAGATTTAGAGTGGCAAATTAAACTACACTTACAACACAACCATTACCCAATGGTTCCAGTATCTATGGTAGAACCTTGCATATCCGCTATTGCAGCGTGTAATGAAGAGTGCTACAATAGAATGATAGAACTTCCAGAAGGTGTTCTCTGGCGTGGCCAGAGTTCAGCGCCTGCCCACGCCATCGTGGAAGGGCACCACCTTCAACCGTGGTTACTACAAGAATAGGAGATAGAATGACAATGTACTACACAGAACTAGATGGTGCTGAACCAACAGTATCTATCCAGGTAAAAGATACTAAGTATACCTTTACCAATGAATCACTTACCAGATTAATAGAAGAAAAAGAAAACCTCAAAATAGAACTAGCACAAGTAGAACGTAAGTTTAAGAGTGCTAAGTTTGATGTACGGGAGTTCTTTCAGGCTAGATATGAAACAGACAGCAATGAAATTGTGGCTGATATAGATGATGTTAACAGCCTGCTTGTAAATATAGGCAGCGAAGAGTTAACTAAGTCTTGGTCAGCAACAGTAAACATTTCAGTTACAGTTACAGGTCTAGAAGCACCTAATGCTGAGGCAGCAGAAGAAATCATCAAGGATAGTATTGATGTTAACTTTACCTCAGATGGTGATATATGGGTAGACGACATCTCAGTAGAGTCGGTTCATCCTGAATCCTAGTATGTGATATACTAATCTTGGGTGCCCTGGTTTCGGCTATCTCCTTTCTCAGGGCAACCCATAAAAGGAGAACATGACACAAGAAATAGATAGAGATAGGTACGGCAGACCATTGATAGTGCCACCCAAAGGTGGCAAACCAGTGGCCTATACACGAGCAACTACAATAGCCAATTCATTAGATGATGCATCAGCATTAGTAGCATGGAAAATGCGGATGGCTGCGATAGGTTTAACAACCAGACCAGATATATTATTATCTATTACTGCAGCACAAGAAGATAAGATGGCAGTTAACTCTTTGATTGAAGATGCTATGCAAGTAGCAGGCGCAAACAAAGCAGCCAACATAGGTACAGCAATCCATTCATTTGCTGAACGATTAGATTTAGGACAAGACTTAGGTGTAGTACCAGATGAATGGGCACCAGATATAAAAGCATATGAACATGCAACTAAGATTCTCAACAATAAGTTCATCGAACAGTTTAGTGTGTTAGACAAATACAATATTGCTGGCACACCAGACAGACTTGTTGAGTATAAAGGCGAGTTATTTATTGCAGATATTAAGACTGGTCGCATAGACCATCCAAGTAATATTGCAATACAGTTAGCAATCTATGCTAACGGCTTGCCGTATGATGGTGCCACGGCAACCCGTGGTACATGGGGCGAAGTAAACAAAGATAAGGCAATCATTATACATCTACCCGCAGGAACAGGCACATGCAAGTTAGTGTGGATAGATATTAAAGAAGGCTGGAAAGGTTTACAATTAGCCATGAAAGCAAGAAAGTGGAGAGACCAAAAAGGTTTAACCACTTCATTTGAATAGGAGAAAAATGAGTAGCACTGAAGCACCAATCAGTATCAATCTCAAAACAGCAGGAGGCACACAGATAACTCTGCGTGCAGAAACAGCAGACCAGTTTGCTGACATGATTGCACAAGGTATACATGTTATAACCGATGCAGTTACTGAAGTAGAACTAGCAGTCAAAGGGACATCAGCAAACAAGCCGATGTCAGTAGCAGACATTGCCTCTAGTTTCAATGCAAACATAGCATCCACAGAATCAGGTGGAGAAGAAACAGTAGAAGATAAATGGGGTAACACTTGGGTATATAACAAGCCAGGTGCACCATCATGTGAACGTGGTGTCATGGTTCTTAAGTATGGCAAAGCACAGGCAACTGGCAAACCATACAAAGCATTCTATGACCCAGCAGCAGGTCCTCGTTGGACTGGGCCAAAAGTTCCAACAGAACTACGTACTAAGCCAATCTTTGCTTAGTATTTTATAGTAAATGGGGGCTGAGTCGTGGTGCCAGCCCCCATCTACAGTAAAGGAGAACAATGAAAACATTAATTAGAAGTGTTAACAATACAAATGTAGGTGGCGAACCTTTACCTGCCGTCTTTAAAGTATTTGAAAATGCAGGAATGATATTACGTAGAGCAGAGGTAACAGTAATAGCAGGCACCCCAGGTGCAGGCAAGTCATCAATTGCATTAGCAATTGCAGCCAAAACTAAACTGCCAACTCTTTACTTTAGTGCGGATACCAACGCACATACAATGGCAATGAGATTGATTGCTATGACTGGTAACATCAGCCAACAACAAGCAGAACAACTAATCAAACGTCAACCAGAAAAAGCAAAAGAAGTATTAGCCAATGGTAATCATTTGTTTTGGTGCTTTGAATCCAGCCCAACACTAAAAGATTTAGATGAAGAAGTATCAGCATTTGAAACCATTTGGGGCAAGAGCCCAGCACTTATAGTTGTAGATAATCTTATGGACATAGCAATGGATGGACACGATGAGTTCGGTGGTATGCGTGCAGCCATGAAAGAACTTAAGTATCTAGCCAGAGATACAAACGCAGCACTACTTGTATTGCACCATACCAAAGAAGGATATGAAGGTAGTCCGTGTCAGCCAAGGTCGTCAATCCAAGGGCTAGTCAATCAGATACCAGCAATGGTATTAACTATTGGTCAGATGAAACAAGCAGATATGAATTACCTATGCGTTGCCGCAGTTAAGAATCGCTATGGCAAGGCTGACCAAACAGGTAACAACTATGTTACTCTTGCATTCAACCCAGAATCTATGTATCTAGATGATGTTATGATTCGTTATATGCCACAGCAACAGGAGTTTGAATGAGCAATCCACGCAAAGCAAAGGGTTCCAGCGCAGAAAGAGATGTAGTTAATTGGTTAAAGAAATGGTACCCATATGTAGAGCGTAGGATTGCAGGTGCACACTTAGATAAAGGAGACATAGCAGGAGTTAATGGTGTAGTTATAGAGGTAAAGAACCACAGAAAGTTAGACCTATCCGCATGGGTAAAAGAACTAGAAGTAGAAATTCAAAATGATAAAGCATGGACAGGTGTAGTTATACACAAACGAACAGGTAAAGGAGATGTAGGAGAATGGTATGCAACGATGCCAGCAAAAATATGGATAGAATTAATTAGGAAGATTAATGGACAAACATGATGTATCTGCCTACTTAGCACACGTAGGCGCCACCCTGCCAGCAGTGGGGCATGGTTGGCGCAAGATGAAGTGCCCATTCCACGGAGATAAACACGCATCATCAGCCGTTAACTATGAACAAAATAGATTCAAATGTTTTGGTTGTGAAGCACAAGGTGATGTATATGATTTAATAATGTATAAAGAAGGGGGTAATTATATTGAGGCTATCAAATTCGCAGAGAGCATATCTCTTGCAGGCAACAGACCAGTACGCAAAGGACCTGCATCTAGCAACAGAGTATCTTTCAACTCGGCATCTATCGGTAGAAGAGGGCAGAAGTTTTAGCCTAGGTGTAGTAGCAGACCCATTGCCAGGTCACGAGGTATATAAAAATAGATTAGCAATCCCTTATATAACACCATCAGGTGTGGTTGATATCAGGTTTAGAAGCATGAACAATCACGAAGACCCCAAGTATATGGGTGTACCTGGGGCTAAAACTACAATGTTTAATGCACAAATAGTATTAACAGCAGGTAGTTATGTATGTGTAACTGAAGGTGAGTTAGATACAGTAGTGCTATCAGTTAAGACAGGTCATCCATCAGTTGGTATACCTGGAGTTAATAACTGGAGGCCATACTATGCAAAGATACTAGATGATTTTGAAACAGTAATTGTATTAGCAGATGGTGACAACGCTGGCTTAGAGTTTGGCAAAAGATTAAGTAGAGAACTACACAATGTTAATCTATTACAAATGCCAGAAGGACACGATGTTAACAGTATCATTGTGCAAGAAGGAAAGGAGTGGATAGATGAGCGAATTCGAAAATGCTTGGGCAACTGACGAAGATTTTTGGGAGTTTGTTGGAGACAATAGAAAGTTAGTTGGCATAGCAATATCAAATGGTCAAGGACTAGATATTCTTAATGCACTTAAAGATATCTATACTACAATAGAAAAAGAACCAGAGAGTGCTATGCGTATGCTTACACTACTTGGTACAGTTATATATGCCAGCAGCATAGGTGAAGGTAAACAATTTACAGATGAGATACAAGTAGTATCAGCAATGGAACAATTCGATAGCAGTATGAAGGAGATTTTAGATGAAGAATCCAAATGATGTTGATGTAATACTCAACGAACTGCGTAGTATTATGATGAAGAAGCAGGAAGATTACGGACCTTTAAATATAGCCCTTGCCCCTGGCGGTGCTATGAATGGGCTAAGGGTTAGGATGTATGACAAACTGGCTAGGCTAAATAACATGGCTGGTAAGGACGCCACGCCCAATTTTGAATCAATAGAAGATACCCTTATAGACCTGGCTAACTATGCGATAATAGGACTATTGGTACAAAGAGGACAGTGGGAAGGCATTAACTAACGAATGAATCAAGAGTGGGTACAAGAGTATGATTTGCTTGTGTCTACGCTTGGCATGGAATATTCCAGAAAATATTCTATAGTTGAACCTTCAGATATAAAACAAATTTTATGGATGTGGTTTGTTACCCATCCAAATAAATATACAGAGTGGTCTAAGTTACCACCCAAAGATAAAGAAAAACTAATTGCAAAGTCATTGCGTAATGCTGCTCTTAAATATTGTGAGCAAGAGAAAGCCCGTAAGTTTGGTTACGATATGGTTGACCTCTACTACTACGACCCATCAGTTATTGAAGCATTTTTGCCATCTATCCTGGCAGATAGTTATGAGATACCTAGTAAAATACAAGACCTTAACTTTAAGTTTGGTAAATCAGGAGAAGTAACAGACGGAAACAATTGGTTAGTTCTCAGGTCAGACATAGAAAAAGCATTCAACAAGTTAGCAGAGGCTAAACAAAATATTTTAAGACTAAGATTTACAACGGATAACTATGAGTGGAATGACTTAGCCAAAGAATTAAATATATCTGCTGATGGTGCACGTATGAGAGTTAGCCGTGCAATTAACTCTTTGATTAGAGTACTGGGTGGATGGCGTACTTACAACGATACAGATAACTTAGAGGCTAAAGATGAAGAAGAAGAAGATGACACAAGAGCCTAAAGAAATAAAAGATTTGTTTAAAAAAGATTATGCTAATGCTATGGACCTACGTGGCCATCCTATTGGAGATATCTGTGTATGTGGTTCACAATTATTTACAGCAATAGTAGCCTTTGAATCTGGCGAGATAGCGTTTTACTTTTTAGATGGTGAGTGTGTAGACTGTGGTTCATTGGTAACTTTACCCACACCAATAGATGATATAGGAATGGATTGTATGTAATGCCCTACTATGATTTTGAGTGCAAGATATGTACTAAAGTAGAAGAAACAAATGATTCTGCTGCACCATTCTGTGGCTCTTGCGGAAATCTTATGACTCGTATATGGTCCTCTACACCAGTACATTTTAAAGGAAGTGGCTTCTACTCAACAGGGGGATAAGATTAAAAGACTACGTCATCTATTTTGTTTTAATTATATGTGGAGAGTAATAGACCCAAGTAAATCTTTATGGCATCTCAAGTGTACTAAGTGTGGTTATCAAGAGGTGATTAATCTTGATTGATTATCCAACATGGAAAGATATACCAGCATGCACTGGTATTGATGTAGAGATATTTTTTACTGAAGAAAGAGGTAATTATCCACACCTTGATTATATTAAAAAGATGTGCAACACTTGCCCTGTACAAGTCCAATGCCATACCTATGCAATAGACAATCTAGTGCAAGGAATATGGGGAGGAACTACCATGAAAGAAAGGAATAAATACAGAAGTAAACATGGGATAGTTGGTAAAACAGTTGTTCCTATATCTGTATTTAACAGTAACTATGATAGTTAATTTAAGTCAAGAAGAAGTTAGAGTATGTACTTTGTTAGCAGTAGAACGATGGCTTACTAAATTTGGTTCAACAGATAGACCTAACTATGCACAAGGCAAAGCAGATGGTAAGTTAGAGCCAGAAATTAATGCAAACATAAGGGCTAATGTATGTGAATGGGCAGTTGCAAAACAATATAACTTAGCCTGGAATACACCCTGGTATCCCAATGGTTTACATACTAGGCGTCATCCCTTATCAGATGTTGGAAACAATATAGAAGTAAGGTCAGTTAGAACACAAACAAGTATTCCATTTTGGGAGAAAGACAAGGGAAGAATTATAGTTGGGGCTAAGTGTTTAGATACAGAATACTATTCTTCTGTAGAGGTATACGGTTATATTAAACCTGAAGAGTATATGACTGATGAGTACTATGATAATTACATCAATGGTTGGCGAGTACCCTTAACTTTGTTTAAAGAGTACGTAACTGGAGTTGTCTAAGTAGAGGGGAACTGCTTAGAAAACAAAAAAAGACCCCCTGTTTCTAGTATAACTACTAGTCAGGGGGTTCTTCTTGTCTCTAATGGGCCTTTAAAGCCCGATTAGGGGTATTTAATTAGAGCCTATACCGTATTCTTTTTCAGTCTTATCAGCCCATTTAGCCAATGGAGCGGCCAATGCGCCAATTAAGATTGCTTGCTCAGGGGCAAGGTCAGCAGCAAGGGCAAGTCCCATTGTTACTGCAGATGCTAGTACTGCCCGAAGATAAGACTTAAATGCAGCCTTAGTCTGTGGGTCTTTTAGTTTAGCGATTAGGTTTTTCATTGTTTCTCCTATTTTTTTTTAGGTGGTACACCCATCCAACTGAACCAGTTAGAATCGTCTTTAGCATACTGCGTTTTAATTGAAATATGCAAGTGTTTATTATGTGGGTTGCCACCTTTATAGGTATGCTCCCCTTTTTCTTTGCTCCAAATCTTACCTTTAAATATTAAATACTTAACTCTAATATCATTTTGTAACCTTTGGTAAATATCTTTGCAGTCTACCCCGTTGGCTGGGTCATCTGTTAAGTCAACTGCTAATCCAGTATTGTGGTCTGAGTTAGGACTCTGACTTAAATGAGCAGCAGATGGTAGCAGACCATCGCTTGCTTTCTTTCTCTTGGGCCAAAGCGCTGTCGCTTGGCGCAATACAGCAATCGCAGCAGGTGTGGCTCTCTTGACAACAGTTGTCATATTGACATCCATCCCTCGTATTCAGCATTCGGATTATCCTTTAACCATTGTTCTCTTAATTTATTTTGGTATTCCCAATCAATATCATTACTCATTGTTTTTTAAAAGATTGTAATACTAACTCTGTTAAAAATTCCACCTTCTCATCTAATTGATTAACTTTATCTTTTAGACTTGAGCCACCATTCGGGCGAAGTTCAGACAGATAGTATTTAACTAAGTGTCTTACTGTTATAGCCAGCGTTCCCACTAAAGTAGTTGCCGCTACTGCCAGTCCAGCCCATTCATTCGGTGTCATTATACGGTCCTAATCGTAATCTCAATTACGCCTCCGAATCCATCAAACCTTCTGTCTGGTGGAGTCATGCGAGTAAATGAGATTTGCTCGATAATTACTTGACGAGTTTCGCCAGTAGTTAGGTCTTGCCAGGTAACAACATCGCCACCTTCTTCTATGTTTTCTAATATTTGTAATCTTTGTAAGGCTGAACCTTCATAGCCAGATATTACATTGTATCTATCTGTCTCTATATCAAAGCAGTAAACAGGAAACTTTAAGTTTCTTTGTCTAGGAGTAGCAATAGTAGCCTTGGCTTGATAACCTTTAAATATAGGACCAGTTGATGTAGTACTTGAGTCACGATTAAATGTAAATTTATATGCTACATATTCTTGTGCAGTTTGAGGCTGAGATGTAGTTACCTCAACAGCAGTTACTCCTGCTTCATAGGTAATGTGGTCGTATGGAACATCATTCTTATCTATAGTTGCTAGCGTTAATGAACCTTTAGTAAAGTCACCACGTGCTAATAGACGCTTAAAATTCTTAGGCTCAAGGGTGCCGTATCTGATATAACCTGTAGTTATATAACCAGTTGTGGCTAAAACTGAGGTTGATTGAATAGCAATACCATTGCTACCTGATGTAGTAAATGCTATCTGATTTGAGTTACCTACAAAATTTACAGTAGTAGCGTAGCCAGTAGCCCCATCTAGGTAGGTATCTTTGGCGTAAGCAAATCGTAATGTCTCAAGTTCGTTACCTAAATCAATTCTATATAGCCCAGCATAACCATTAATAGAACCAGTTACCCACGCAAACCTATCTCTAAATGCAAAATCTAACCCAGTATTGGCTGCTTCAATAATTAATGGACCATAAGATAGGTCTCCATTAGTATCTGATATCGTAGCAACACGGACACCTTTGTTGGTACCGATTAATAGATATCCTAAATAAGATTCAATTTTATGGGGATACTCACCGCTAGGTAGTTGTGCTGCAACTATACCTGATGTAAGAGTTGGCATAACGCCAGCAGTACTTAAAGTAAACTTATAAATAGCACCACTAGTACCAGAGTAACCAGCAGCATAAATAGCAGAGCCACCCTCTGATATAGATGTCCAAGTCCAGTTAGCATTGGGATGAGTGTATGCAGCAGTAGGTAAGGTATGAGAAGAACTTTTAGATGCAGTTAATTCATAAATAGATGCACCAATACCACCAACTAAACGTTGTTTAACCCAGTTAAGAACTACCTTTTCACTATCAGTATTATAATATGCTGTATAGCCCGTAGTTGGTGTGGTAATAAGACCAGTGTATATATGGTCATTGTCTGCTATAAAAAGATAAGAACCATCAGTTGCAATATCAAGTATTGCAGTATCTAATCCAGCAGTAACTGCATTTGTATACTCAACTGCAGTACCAGCAGATGTGTAATTATTAATAGTTGTACTTGCTGGAATCCAGCCAAGCAGTTTATCTGTAGAACCATCTACAATAGATAAAGATTTATATACACCGCTAGTTACACCGCTAAGGTTGGCTGTTTCTTTAAGTAAGGTAACCTCACCTTTAGTCCAAACATCTACATTGTTACTATCTGTAAACCTATGTGCAACTATCTCGCCAGCAGATGGGTCATAGAACTTAATACCAGTACCATTATGAAAGGATGATTGGCTTCTTAGCCACCAGCCTGTAAGTGATTGCTCACCTGGCTCTTGGTTATTATCAAATTGTTCTTTGCGGTATGGCGCAGTCTGTCTAATGTATGGTCGTTCATCACCAATAGCATAGAAAAATGGTTGCCCACCTAAGGCTACATCATATGACTCACCTGAGTTTTGCCATGTTGAAGATGAAGATAGGATACCAATATCAACAGCAATAGCACGTTCAGCACGACCTTCGGTAATATCACGACCAGCCACGTTACTCCTTAGGTTTTAGTTTTTTTGCTTCTTCTTTTAATTCTAATGCAGCCTTCTGCATCCCTACCATATTCCAATACAATGCATAATAATCAATATCTAAACTAAATCGTTTCATATGCTTTACTAATGCACCTGTATGGGCGTGTACTGGTATACCAGCAGCCCTAACTTTGCGGAAGAAAACAATATCTTCTCCAATAAACTTCTCGCCTAGACCTTCTTGTTCTGCAAACATAGACTGGTCAGGATACTTAGCACGTAATTTTGGCACAATAGATTTGTGCATTAGCACAAACCCCATACCAGCAGAGTCAACCTCTAGTAATTTATCTTTAGGTAGTGGATGTATGTACTGAATTTCATACTCAGATATGTTCTTAAAGATACAAGGGAATGGTCTCATTACTGAGGACTCATTCTCCTTTGAGATAAAGTAAACACCACTAACTATTGGGCGTAAGTCTTTATCTGCTGCATCCCATACCTTCTTAAGTACATCTGTAGTTAGGTAGATGTCTGAATCTACCCACAGTATCCAGTCTGTCTTAACATCGTTAGCCCATTTATCAAAGGCTATCTGTCTTTGTCTACCAATCTGATTACCCTGTACTCGCATAGCATTGTTAATATGCATGCCAAGTTGTGGTGCTGTAAGTATTACGTAGGCTAAACCTTCGGCAAACTTACCATCAACCATTCCATTGTCACACCAGGCAATGGTTACTGTTTCTTTTGGTCTTATCATTGTGTCCCCTTATTATTTAGTTACTAACTATAACAGCACAATCCCTCAAAATTATGCTAAAGCCCTAAAGCCGTTTTTAAATCCTCAAGATTTAAGCCAACGCTTGCAAGTTTTTGTTCAATAGTTGGCTCAGGTGCAACAGTTGTGCCATTGTGAGCATCAACTACAACTTGCGCTTTAGTTTGATCTTTTTTAGCAATATCTAGCCATAAATCGTTATTGCCATCTACAACTGGCACTCCTGTGGTGGCAACGCCATTTGCTTGCAATTCTTCAATTAGTTCTGCGCCATTTAGATTATCTGGTTTTGTAAATTTAATCATCCTAATTTCACC